TGAGGCTTTATTTTTTTTTAATTTTTTTTACTCAATTAATGGGAGTTGACTTTTTTTATGATGGTTGATGTAGATACTGTTATTAATTCTTTTAGTTTGAAACCTCAACACTTCAAATTAGAGAAAACTGATACAACTAAATTGGAAGAAATCGTGGAAGAGTATATTTTACAATGCGAAGATTTGATTAAATCATATTGTAACAACCAGTTCACCGATGAAGTTCCATTAGCAGTGTCCAATGTGTGCCTAAGATTAGTCAGCAACATGATCACCTTCGTAATACAACGCCGAGATTCACCACTCATAAAAGTGAACGATTGGACAATACAAACAGTCAGCTCAGAAATATTCGAAGACTCACTAAAAGAAGACCTAAAACCTTACGTTAAAGAAATTTCCTATACCTCAGACCCTATCGACATATTCGCCATAACAGGAAAGGATGATTTAGATGGTTAAAGTAACTATCAAAGTTGACGCAAGTAAAATGCCCAACCTTGCAGAAAAAATGCCACAAATCCGAAAAAAAGGGTTAAACTACACAGGCCAAGGAATGTTAAGAAACCTTAAAAAGAACAGTCCTGTAGACCATGGTGTACTGAAAAAATGGTATTTCGCAAATCAATCCGATGAAGAGATAGAAATAAGAACTCCAGCCTATTATGCAAAATGGGTAAATGATGGTACTGGAATATACGGCCCATACAACACTCCAATCATACACCCTACCATAGGGAAAAAATTTGCTTTCCAAGTAGGAGGGAAAATGGTATACACCAGAATGATTAGAGGACAGAGAGGCCAACATTTCGTAGAAAGAAGTATTGAACAAACAAAAGGGCAATTATCAGGCTTCTTTATTAAAGCGATTCATGAGGTGCTAAAATGACTGTTAATATTGTTGATGGTTTTGAAAAAATCTACACTATCATGAAAACATGTATTGAAACAGAAATGCAGGAAGGCGGAATCCTGGAAGATGTGGAAACATTCATTCCCATCTATCACAGTGACCGAGGTGTTGATGAACCTTGCATATGGATGACACAACACCCCACCACAGCCAACAGACAAGCAGACATATCACAGACAATGGAACTAATAACCCCATTCGAATTTGACTGCGTTGTCTATGAAGTTGACATGGAAGATTCCGAAGCTGCAGGCCAAAACCTGGCCAACAGGGTAATACTTGCAATACTAAGGAATTTCCTCCAGGTGCAAAGGACAGTGACAGGGGGCAAACGGATCATCAAAAACATTGAACTTGAAACCTACTATCCTGCAGGTGAAGTTACAATACAAGGTAAATCTGAGCGTGTTCCTGCAACAGGGGTAATCTTGAATGTAAGGCACGTTGTTAATTGGGTAGCGTGTTGCAGACAAATTCAAACAACACCATCAAATACTGAAAACGAAAATCAGGAAACTCAAACTCAAACTCAAACTGATGATAATGAAAATAATAATGGTGATTAATAATGGTAGATAGAGGATTTGGTATTGAACTTGAAGACACATACGGCCATATGGTCAGTAAAAGTGACTTTGACCCTAACTGGTGGAATCAGGCTGAAGATGTGGATTTCAAGTTAAACGATGAACCAGTAACACGTAGCGGTTCATCACGTATGAACAAAAGAGCAAGAGCTGGTGTATTAAAACCTACAGGCAGCACCACCGCTGATGCAGACTTGCAGCAATTGGCATGGTACTTCATGGGATACCTGGACAATTACGTTTACACTGCAGGCTCTGGAAGTGTTCATACTCATGAATTTTACGGTGGGGAAGGAAAAGAATTACCTTCATTTAGAGGTATTGCTGTCTATGATATGCTTAAAAAATACATCTATGGAATGTTAATCGATGGATTAAAATTAGATGTCAGTAATGAGAACATGACAGTAGCTGCAGATTGGATTTACAAAACAGAAAAAGCAGGAATCATAGGTAGAAGCAGTGAAAGTTTCACTCAACCTGATGAACTTACCAATGAGGAAATTTTCATCATGTTCTACGATATTGGAATAAAACTGAACAACAAGGCCATTGAGGCTGATGATGGTTTCGGCGGAATTTCAACATCCTTGTCTTTCGAAGGTAAAAACAATCACAATGTAGATGCAAGTATAGGTCTTGGTAGCAGAGCGCCACAGAAAAGAGCGTTAGCTGGAAAACGTGAAAATGCAATCACATTAGTAACCAGCTTAACTGAAGACACAGTTGAATCCATCCTGAATGCTCAGTATGGTCAAGTAGGTGCGCTTGAACCTACCAGCTGTAAAATATTACAACAACCGCTTGAAATTAACATTACTCACTGTGAAAATCAGAACATTTCAGGAAAAATATTATTCCCTAAATGTACCTTGCGTGTTGATTTCAACATGTCTGGTGTTGATGTTGTAGAAGCTACATTAACATTAGATACCCTGGGAAGCGGTACAGTTACCCTTGCAGATGGAACTACTCAGGTTGTCACTGACATGTATGTCAAGATAGTGAACAATCAGGAAAAAATCGAAGCGGTAACAATCTCATAAAGGGAGAATAATCCCTTTAATCCTTTTTTATAAGTGAATTACAAATGATGGTGAATTAAATGGCAATCTTAAAAAAATCAGACATTTTACAAGGTATAAAAAAAGTTGAAAGAGTACACATAGAATCCTTAGGTGGGGAAATGTGGCTCCGACCATTATCCAGCGCTGAACTAGATGAAATAAACTACATCGAAGCTGAAGGAATGGGAAACTTTGAACAAAACAACAGGGCCAAAAGCCGAAACCTTGAAAACAGTAAATTAACTCAAACTAACAAATTTAATGTACTCAAATTAACCAAAGCAACCGACAAAGCCAAATATGAAATGATTTACAAAAGCCTTGACAACCCTAAAAATGAAGATGATCCATGGACATTGGAAGAGATTAAAAGTTTAGGGCAAAAATCTATTGATGAAATTCATAAGGAAGTGCAAAAATTATCAGGATTGGACATTACAGAAAGTGATGTAAAACAATTTCCTGAGGACTAATGAAGGTAAAAGAATTATCATTTTTGAAGATTCAGGTTATCTACTTGCATCAACACAAATGGAGTTAACATACCCTCAAGTATTATTTTTGACTTACGGCAAGGAATGGTTAGCTAAAGAGAAAGAAAAACAAATGAATTCATAATCATAAAAACGGACATAGGAAATGGGAGTATAAAAAAAGAAAAGGGAAACTAAAGTTTAACCTAATATTCTTTTTTATACTCCCTTTTTTTTATTCAAATTTTGGGGGTGAAAATAAGCATGGCAGTTCAGGAATTAATAGAGATCATAATCAAAGCTCAAGACAATGCAAGTGATACCGCACGCAAAGTTGATGACCAAATGAAAAAAATTGGTGACACTGCCACCAGGACAGGTCAGAAAACAGCACAGGCAAGTCAACTTTCACAGCAACAAATGAACAATCTATCTCATAAAATTGCTGATGTAGTGGCATCAACCAACCAGGTAGGAGCAAAAGGAGCATCACAATTCAAAAGATACAACAACAGCATACAAAGCAGTATTGTTGCTTTTAACAGATTGGATGATGAAACTCAAAATATGTTAAACTACCTTTCACAAATGAGCGAAAAAGGTAGAGAAGCATTCCTGGGAATGTCCACCAAAGCTCAGGAAGCGGTGGCCAAATTCCATGAAATGGAAAATGCAACTACTGGATGGGGTAACACATTAGACATTACCAAAACGAAAATGTCCCTTATGGGAACTGATGTGGATTCCCTTAAAGGCAAAATTCAAGTTGTAGGTAATGCAATTGGAACACATTTAGGCAATAAATGGGATAGCTTGAAAAGTAAAGTTTCCAGTTTCGGAAGTTTCATTGTATCCAACCTCACTAGTGCATTGTCACGTGTAAGGTCAGCATTAGATACTTTAGGTTCAGCATTCAGCGGTCTTGGAGGGATAATCTCTTCAGCTATAGGTATGGTGGGAATGTCCAGCATAACCGATATGACAGTAGGTCTTGCCATGAACAGGGAAAGAATGACTGCATTAACAAGCGCTACAATGGGAAGCGCTGAAGCTGGAAAAGAATTCGTAGGAGTAATGGATAACTTAACCAACACTTCACTTGTCAGCCTGGATGACCTAGGTCAAGCAATGTCAACAATCAAAATGAGTACAGGTATGACTAATGATCAACTGAAAGCTTTCACTACAACTGTGAATGATGTAGGTCAAAGAGCTATACTGATGGGTAAATCTGGAGATGAAGCCATGGCATTAATGCAAGCTGCAGGCCGTGGTTTGAATGGTGAATTTGATATGCTCAAATCCAATTTCGGAATCACTAAAGAAAAACTGGAAGAGTTAGGTTGGAGCGGTGCAGCTGATGATGTTGAAGGATACCAAAAAGCATTAGATAAAGCGTTGGAAGCTGGAGGTTCAATGAACGGAATGATGGACACATCCGTAGGACACATTGAAACCTTGAAAAAGAACTTCCGTATTGCTGGAAGACATGTCGGTGAAATGTTCACCCCCTACATTGACCAAGCAGTACAAAAACTAAACAGTTTAAATGATACCTGTCCAGGACTATTTGAAAACCTAGTCATGATAGCTGGTGGGGTCAGTATGTTTGCAACCGCAGCACCAACAATCAGCCCTATGTTATCTGCATTTGATAGTTTATCTGATAAAGGTGGAAAAGTAGTCAAATTTTTCAGAGAATCCGAAGTGATTAGCGGATTTTGGACTGCACTGTCAAGCGGTGAGGGAATACTTGCAGCAATCACCGCAGGATATGATGCAATGGCAATTAGTGAATATATTGCTTTAGGCCCATTACTTGCGATTATTGCAGCATTAGCAATACTGGCCGTTGCGGTCTATGAAGTTGGAAAATATTTCGGTTGGTGGGATGATGTAGGTTCAATGCTACAGGCCATATGGGCAGGCGTTCAAAGATTATGGGCAGCATTCATAAATCATCCTGATGTTCAAGCAGCCATTCAAGCAATTAGTATAGCATTTGGAATCTTATGTGACTGGATAGGTCAAGCCTGGAATGCAATATTAGAATTCTTTAACATAAGTCAAGGTGGGGAGTTTGATGCAGTACATGCAATCATCATGTTTATAGGTGCTGCATGGCAAGCTATGACAGGGCATATAAGATTAGTGATCCAGATTGTTCAAGCGTTATGGAATGCCTTCAACGGATTGTACAATGATACCTTGCAGCCTTTCGGAGCCTGGTTAATGGAAGTGTTAGCTCCAGTATGGGAAACATTAGGTAATATCTGGACTGCTGTTGGTGAACAAGTCACAGGATTAATGGAATTATTCACTCAATTCCAGGAAGGCCAAATTGAATTTGGTGACCTGGCCATAGGAGTTGTAACTGCGCTATGGAATACATGGACTATTTTCACAGCAAACCTATTTAATTTATTACTGACCCTAGCAGGGCAATTGTTAACATATGGTGTACAAGCAGGATTCAATTTCCTAAATGGAATCGGATTGTACTTATCACAGTTAGCAATGAATGTGTACAACTACTTGAATGCTACCTATAGTAGAATAAAAGCTCAATTGTCCGCATGGGTAAACACTGCAAGACAAAGAGCTAACCAATTGGTAACTGGTATCATCACATATTTAGCCACATTACCTGGAAGAGCATTAAGTCAATTATTAAGGGTTGTTAACAGTATTGTCAGTGCAGGTCAACAATGGGTTTCCAATGCTAAACAGAAAGCAAAAGAAATCGTAGATGGAGTATATAATACCCTATCAAGTTTGCCAGGTAGAATATCAGATGCCCTTTCTGGTGTTGTTGAAGCTATTGTAGGGCCTTTCAGAGATGCTTATAATCAGGCCAAAGAATACTGGGACCAAATTTCATCACTTGGTGGTGCTGCAGGTGGTGAAGGTGTAGCTGGTGGTGAGCGTGTTGCTGGTGGTGAAATCACTAGTGAAAATATCAACACAGCTTTCCAAGGTAAGTATGATGTGAGAAATGCTGTGGGATGGCAACATGGAGGTAAGATTAGTGTTGAATCATCAAACAGAATCATACTTGACCTGGTAAATGTCCCATCACATATTGATACAAATACATTGATTAAAATGCTGAAAGAACCTGAAGTTGCAAAATCTATAGCAAACAACAGGGATTTTCAAGCGGTGGATAGTAAAGTGAAACTTGAAATCCAAAAAAGAGCCAATAGGGCTAGAGGTGTTTAAGGATGGTTGATTATATTATTACAGTGCCTGAAAATGTTAGGGGAGGGGGTTTTATCCTTGACCCTATTCAGGCATCTGACTTTGTGAAACATGAATGTGATATTGCAGTACATACCGAAACCATTAATGACCTGCCTGTCGAATGTTTCCGTGTATCAACAGGAACTGTCAGCGGTTATAGTGCTGTTGAAGTCATGGCGTTAATAGACAATACACTTGTTAAAGACATTAGCTTTGCTAATAATCAAATAAGATACACCAGTATTTCCGCTGCAGATGTATTCACTGTTAATGATTTGAATGGTGTTGTTACTGGCATCAGTTATAGTAATGGCAGCATAATTTTTGACACTTTTGAATCAAGCAATTCAT